TTGGATGCCGACCCGCCGAAGAAAAAACAAGGCGCAGGTAAAAAAGATGGCAGGAAATCTGCACACAAGCCGTCTGAAAATAGAAAAGCCAACGGTCAAGCACCAGTCAAGCCGAAGAAACGCCGTCAGGCTAAGAAGCCAAAACAGGAATTGCAGGTTATTTAAATGGATATTAAAACCATAGATAAGCGTATCAAACAGGCGTTTAACGCTGTCCGGCAGGCCTTTCGCGGAAAGGTTGCCAGAGTCCAAGCGGGTGGCAGCGTGCAAAAAATCCAAGTCGAAGGCTTGGACGGCGAAACCGTGCAAGACTTGGAGCATGCCGAAAATTTTGGCTTTACCAGCAATCCGCCAGCCGGCAGCGATTGCGTCGTCGTACCGTTGGGCGGCAAAACCAGCCACGGCATTATCGTCACCACCACCAACGGCGCATACCGCATTACCGGCCTTGCCGAAGGCGAAACGGCGGTTTACAACGCCGACGGTGCCAAGATGGTGTTAAAGAAAGGCCGGATTATCGAAATTGACTGCGAAACGCTGAATATCAAAGCACCGGGCGGTGTGAAGATTGACGCGCCCAATGTAGGCTGCACCGCGCAGATTACCGCCGAGGGTCAAATCAACGGCAACGGCGGCATGGCGGTGAAAGGCGGCCGCGGCACATCATTTACCGGCAATGTGAAGATGGTCGGCGATTTGGACACTGCCGGCAAACTGACCAACAACGGCAAAAATGTCGGCTCCGACCACAAACACAACGGCGACAGCGGCGGTACGACATCCGACCCGCTGTAATTCAGACGGCCTGACATCCATCAAACCAAACCCCAAGCGTCCTTACCTGAAAATAAAGGTATGGACGCTTTACTTAATCCCCAAACGGGCGGCTATGTGGTCAACCAATCCGCCCAATCCATCGAAAACGAGCTGTATATCCGCTTGGTCACGCCCTTGGGCAGTTACTGGGCAGACCGCACGCTCGGCAGCCGCCTGCACGAATTGCGCCGCCAAAAGCATTTAAAGCGCATCGAAGTACTGGCCAAGCAGTACGCCGAGCAAGCCTTGCAGCCCGTGATTCAGTCCAAACGCGCCCAATCCATCCAAGTAACCGCATCCGCCCCGCAGCACGGCTGGCTGAAGCTGCATATTGAAGCCGTCGATGCCGCAGGCGATACCGTAACCCTGAACCACAAGGTAGCCGTGATATGACGCAGGCACTGAATTTAGAACAAATCCGCGCCAACTATCTGCGCGACCTGCAAAACCAAAACCCTGCCGCCCATGTACACGCGGGCAGCGACAACCATGTACGCGCCACCGCCATTGCCGCAGTGGGCGAAGGCCAATACCAGCATCAAGAGTGGATTTTGCGCCAAGCCTTTGCCGATACCGCAGACAGCGCCTATCTAGAAAAACATGCCGCTAAATACGGCATCTACCGAAAAACTGCCACCTTCGCGGGCGGCAAGGTGCGTGTTCGCGGCGCGGTCGGTGCAACGGTGCCGGTTGGCCAACAGATCAATGTGGGCGATAAGGTGTATTTAACCGCCGAATCCGCCGTTATCGGTGCACTTGGAAGTGCCGAAATAGCCGTTATCGCCACTGTTGCGGGTAGTGCTCAAAATCAAACCGCCGAATCCGCGGCTACGCTGCAAAGCGTACCTGCGGGGATTGACAGTTCCGCCGTCTTGCTAACGATGGTCGGCGGTACAGATGCCGAAAGCGATGAGAGCCTGTTGGCACGCTACGAAGAACGTCTGCGCCGACCCGCTGCGGGCGGTAACCAATACGACTTCCGCAATTGGTGCTTGGAAGTGCCGGGTGTGGTTGATGCATTTATCTACCCTTTGCGTCGTGGTAACGGCTTTGTCGATGCCGTCATTTTGGGTGAAAACGGTATTCCCAGCTCGGAAACACTGGCCGCCGTACAAGCTCATGTCGATGCGGTGCGACCTGTTACCCGTAAAAACGGCTTTCTAGCACTCGCACCCAGTATCCAGACCGTGAATGTGGCCGTCACCATTACCTTAAGCAGCGGCACTGATACCGATACGGCCACCGCTGCCATCAAATCAGCTGTAAACGCCTATTTTGATGCCTTAAAGCCCGGCGACACCCTAATTAAAAGCCAGTTGGAAACCTTAATCAGCGAAGTGTACGGCGTGCGCGACCGTGTCTTAACCACCCCTGTGGGCAATATCAAGCCTCAGGAGAGTGCCGAAGACATTTACTGGCTGCGCCCGGGTAGTATTAACGTGGAGTACACCACGTGAGCCATCAAACCTTACTCGCCGCCATGCGTCCGCCCGTCAGCTACGACACCGTAGGAGAAACGGCAGAAATCAAAGCCGAAGCGGGTGTGTTTGATATTGTGGCCGACCATGCGGAAGGAGTGAAAAATGCTCCGTTCCCTGATGCGGAAAACGATTACCTGTACCGCTGGGAAGAGCTGCTGGCCATCACCCCGCCCGCCGGAGCCAATACCCAACAACGTACTGATGCCGTGCTGGCCAAACTCAATGCCTTGGGCGGTTTGAGTATTGCCTACTTTACCGCCATCGCCGAATCGGCAGGCTACACCGTCACCATTTACGAAGAAGACCAATTCCGCGCCGGCGAAAGTTGTGCAGGTGATTGTTTGAATACCGAAGACGCCATCTGGCGTTGGTGCGTCGACATCGCCGACGGCAAAGCCACCGCCTATATTTTCCGCGCCGGTCAAAGCCGTGCAGGCGACCGCATCAGTGTGTACACCGACCCGATTATCGAAACGATGTTTGAAGAATTAAAACCGGCATGGACGTATTGCCGCTTTGAATATGAAGAAGAGGTATAAAAATGGACTTAATCCAAACCCCGAATAAGCAATTTGTCGACGGCGACCGCCGCACGCCCGGTACTCCCGTACCCGCATGGTGGCTGAACCAGTTACAAGGCGAGTTGTACAGCATTTTAAACGCGGTTGGCATTGAGCCTAACAAAGCCGACCATGCCCAAGTCTTATCGGCCATTAAAACGTTGGCCGCCGATGCTTCGCAGGTTGCCAGTATCGATGCTCTGCGTAAATACAGCGGTACAGGCTATGTGAACGTCAACGCCTATCACGCCAATACAACAGTGGGCGGCGGCGTGTTTGTGGCGGATAAAGCCGATAAATCTACCGCTGATAACGGCTGTACCGTTATTGTTTCTACCGACGGCACGCGCTGGAAGCGTGTGTTTTCAGGGATGCTTAACCTGCATGATTTTGGGTATGTGGCCAGCAAAAATAATGCACTCGCCACTTTGAATGCTGCTGAAACCGCCGCGCTTGGCGTGGTTGTCGACTGTCTGGGTTTATCTATTGATACGGGTAGTAGTTATCCACAGAAAAACAAGTACACAAACGGCAAGTTTGTGATTAACGGCAAAACTGTCGATGTGCAATATCAAGCCATCCGCAACGGCATCGGGCGGTTTATTGCAGGCAGCGGCGCAGCGGCAAGCCTCAAGTCGGGAGAGTGGACCGGCGCAGGCGTGGTGGTCATCGGCGAGGGCGCGATGGGGAAAACTGAAAAATGCGTTTCGGCAATCGCCATCGGTGACCGCGCTCAGGGCTTTTCCCGTATCAGCCGAGACAATATCGCTATTGGCGCGGACAGTTTAATTAACGTGCAAGCAGACACCGAATGGTATGAACAATCCCGTATGGCTGGCACACGAAACATCGGTATCGGCGGCAATGCAGGACGAGGCATCACCAGCGGTTACGCTAATGTGTCAATCGGGCGAAATGCCGGGCAGGGTTTAGGTACGGGCTATTCAAATGTCGCTTTAGGTTCGGCCGCGTTGGCCGGTACCGCACCAATTAGTTTAACCGGTGATATTGAAGTTTTTTGGACGTCGCCAACTTCTCGAACCGTTGCTATTGGCGAGTCGGCATTGCAAATGTACCAGGGCCGAGATGCACAAACCGCGGTCGGCGGTGGTGCGGCAAAAAATGCCAAAACGGCAGAAAAAGTAACCGTACTCGGCGCAGCGGCCTTAGAAAACCTAGAACGCACCCGGGCGCCGAATGGCGGCGATGTACTCTGGAACGGGACGGAAAGCGGCAGTTATATTCAGAACGGCCATAATATTACGTTGAACTTTGGCAATATTCGAGGCGCTCAAGTCGGTTACTGGGTGGGTATCCGTCTGACTTCAGGCGATGCTGCCACAGTGCAGGGTGATGTTGTACCCGTAGAAGTAACAGCAGCGGCAGGCAACAGTCTGACGATTCGCAGCCCGAAAGAGCTTAACGCATCGGGTAACGCAGAACTTAAATATGTTTATTCGACATCATCGTCGGCCGCGAAAAACGAAGAATTGACAGTAATCGGTACCAATGCACTTAAGAATGCTGTAAGTGGCGCATATACGACTGTAGTTGGCGCTGATGCGATGGTATCCAGCGATAACCCGCAAAAGACAGTTGCAATTGGTGCATCGGCACTGAGGAATGGTACCCACCTGTCTAGCGTGGCCGTCGGCTACTGGTGCGGTCCTACAATCAGTAGTGAACAAAGCGTATTTATTGGCGATTCCGCGGGTTATCGGAATGTACAAGGTACTGTATTAAGCGGAAAAATCACAAACTCAATCGCAATCGGCTACGGTGCGCGCCTAAATGGCGACAACGAAATCCAAATCGGCTCCACGGGGCAAACCTTATACGCGCCGACAGCCGTGAACATCCGCTCAGACGGCCGCGACAAGGCTGACGTCAAGCCGCTGAAAAACGGCCTGCAATTTGTCATGAAATTAAAGCCGGTCACGGGCTATTACGACCGACGCGATGCTTATGTCGACGAATTATTTGCCGATTTGCCGGAGGAAGAACGCGCAGTCAAAGTCCGCGAATGGTGGAAGAACCCAACAAAAGACGGCCGCCACAAGGAAGACCGTTTGCAGCATTGGTTTATCGCCCAAGACATTGCCGCGCTGGAAGATGAATATGGCCGCCTGCCGATGGTAAATGAAAAGAACGATACATACACCATCGAATACGAAACGTTCATCCCAGTTTTGACTAAAGCCATTCAAGAAATGGCCGCAAAAATCGAAACATTGGAAAACGAACTCAAGGAGTTAAAAAGATGACAAGATGTGTAATTGATTCAGACGGCCTGTTCGTAGAAGAGCAATATTTTGACGACGGCCGACAAAGTATCGAGGCCGAATTGCCGACGTTGAAAGAATTTCAAGCAGCGAGATGGACGGGTGAAAACTGGGAAATTATTCCCGATTATCGCGGCGTCTTGGTATTTACCAAAGATGGCGAGCAAATCTGGCAACAAATCGGCAGCCTGCCTGACGGCGTCAGCCTGACCCCGCCTGAATTGGTAAATATTGACGGCTTAAAATCCGTAAAACTCGTCGCATTAAATGCTGCCGCTCAGGCTTTTATTAACAAGCACGCCGGTATCGACAGCGTACCTGAATTTGAGTTTGCAAGCTGGGCAATTCAAGCCGCTGAAGCGAAGGCTTGGCAGGAAGATAAAGCCGCGCCAACGCCAGTGCTTGACGGCATTGCCACCGCCCGCGGTATGTCAGCAGACACGCTTAAAGCAGCGGCTTTGCGTAAAACGCTGGCTTACGAACAACTCGCTGCACATGTGGCAGGTCAACGACAAGCGCTGCAAAGCAAAATCGAAGCAGCGAAAACTCAGGCCGCGCTTGATAAGATTGCAGTCGTATTCACACTGCCGGAGGCCGTCTGAATGGTTCAAGTCTATTTGGCACTCTATAAAGGCAAAGCCGCAATCAACACCCCGCGCGATGTGGTTAAACGCATTGCCGACAGCGTTGTACGATTGGCAACATGCAGCCCGTACAGCCATTGTGAAATCGCTGTTAAGCACCCACGCGACGGCCTGTTTGATTGTTATTCGTCTAGCGCGAGAGACGGCGGGGTGCGCATTAAAACTATGCCGCTGCCTGCTGATAAATGGGACTTAATCCCGCTGCCGCAATCTGTTGCCATATCGGCCAGCCGCTTGTTCCACCGTACACACGGGGCAGGTTACGACTGGCTAGGTGCGATTGGCGTAGTACTCAAATCACCACACAGCAAAAGCCGCTGGTTTTGCAGCGAATGGTGCGCATATGTAATAGGCTACACTAACCCGTGCCGATACAGCCCGCAAACCCTGTATGCCGCGGTATCAACTAAAGATAGGCCGTCTGAGAAAATGGAGGAAACAAAGTAATTTAGAAAGTTTTAAATAATAAAGAGGAGCGGCGACGTGTCTGTGTTGCGAGCACCGGCACGCCAGCCAAGCAGATGTACCCTGCATTGACTTCAAGGCCGCTTTGCCTAGCTAGGCGGCGGTAATTCTAACCTAAACGGAGTTAATGCGACATGGTTTATTATCGTGAATTACGTTGTGTCTACTGCAAAAAACTGTTGGCCAAAGGCAGCGGTAACGTACAAATCAAGTGTAACCGTTGTAAAACGGTTAATACTTTCAGCTAGACAACCATTACTAAGAATGCCGTCGAGCATCATTTTAAAACTGATTTCAGAACACCAGCGAGAGTGTCGGAGAGTAAGTAAAAATGATGCAAAAATACCACTCAACGGCCCCGCTTCCATTCGTCGGACAGAAGCGATATTTCATTAAACACTTCACTAAAGTATTGTCGCAAATTCCCGCTGACGGCAAACATTGGACAATTGTAGACGTATTCGGCGGTAGCGGCCTGTTGGCACACGTTGCAAAACGTATCAAACCGCAGGCGCGGGTAATTTACAACGACTATGACAACTACTCAGACCGCCTGCGGCACATCCCAGATTACAACCGTTTGCGTGAACAAATCGCGCAGATAGTTGGCGGCATCCCCAAAGGCTCAAGGCTAGACCCTGAACGCACCCGATCAGTACAACAAACAATCACTAATTTCCAAGGCCACATTGATGTACGCGTACTTTCATCATGGCTTTTATTTAGTGCCAAACAAGCAAATTCGCTTGAACAATTGCTGGGGTTTGAGTTCTACAATAAGGTACGCCAATCCCCGTACTCCATCGCTGCCGACTATTTAGACGGCCTCGAAATCACCCGGCAAGACTATAATCTTTTGATGGCTGAGCATCAGCATAACCCCAATACTCTGCTGGTATTAGACCCGCCTTATGTGTCCACTGCTCAGGGTGCGTATGCCGCTGATAAATACTTTAATATGGTTAGCTTCCTGCGTATGATTCAGTATATGCGCCCACCGTTTATCCTATTTAGCTCCACCCGTAGCGAGGCGCTGGACTACTTCCAATTTTTGCAAGAGTGCGAACCGGACAAATACCGGCGCTTCAGCGGCTACAATATCGTTTCACTAGATGCCAAGATGGGCAAAGGCATCGAGTATCAGGACAATATGATTTATAAAATAGATTAACCCGCCTAAACGGCGGGCGGTATCAAAGTTCCACCTTATAGCGCGGTCTAACTAGGTGTCAAAGATTTTCCGAAAAGGTGCTAAAGTTCGCGCCGCCTTATAGGCATGTTGGGCATGGATGCCCGTCCTACTGATTGGATTTGCGGCGAAAACGGGATAAGGCGGATTTTAATTGCTGAGGCCGTCTGAAAACCTGACGGGGAATGACGGGATGTCTGCATGACTGCCCGAACGGTGAAACGACGAATTGCGCCTTGAAAAATTAACCCGCTTCGGTGTTGGAAACCGAAGCGGGTTTGATATTTGGTCGGAATGAGAGGATTCGAACCTCCGACCCCTTCGTCCCGAACGAAGTGCGCTACCGGGCTGCGCTACATTCCGAATAAGGCGGTATTATAGCAACACGGGTTTGCGGAATGCAAATATTGTTTTCCGCAGGCGTTTCAGACGGCCTATCGGTAAACGAAGGGGATGCCCAGGTATTGCGCCAGCGCGGAGACATGCGACTGCTGCGGGTTTTTGACGGCGGTCAGTAGCAGCACGGCGCCGTGCTGCTTTTCCAACTCCAAGAGGTGCGCGACGGCTTTTTGCTGCGTTTCGCCCTGCAATTCTTCGTGGTAGCGGGTTACGAAGGCGGCGAAATGTTGCGCGGGGTCTTCGTGGTACCAGCGGCGCAGCCCTGCACTGGGGGCGATGGCTTTCAGCCATTCGGCGGCGGCGAATTTTTCTTTGGTTACGCCGCGCGGGTAGAGGCGGTCGATGAAGACGGCGGTTTGTCCGGCGGCGGGCCGGTAGTCGTAGATGCGTTGTACGGTAAACAT